AATTCTTGTGCAAGACTAACCCAGTCAATATCCATTTCAAGAAGAGCCATGTCTTCTTTATATGTTTCATCTTTAATATTTTGTACAGCTTCGGGTATTCCACCAAATGCTAAACCAACTCTACCCCCTTTAGCTTTTAATGGAATTATTGTTTCCATATTTAGAAAATCTTCGTGCAATTTATTAGGCACAACACTAAGCTCGTCACTCATAGCATCTACATTTATTACATATTTGTATGTTAAATCTGGATTTCGTTCTAGATAAGCTTGTAATCCTTCGTGACCATCTTCTTCATAAATTCTATACATTGTATCAACTTCTTTAGTAGGAGATACTTTTTGTATATAGTTAGAGGTGTTGTCGTTCTCTGCTTTTGTTCCACCAAGTAAACCAAGTAGACCGCCGTTCTCGTACCCTATTCTACCACCATCTTTTAATCCTAACTCTGCTAAAGTTTCTTCAATTAATTCTTCAGGATGATTGTAAGCTCTCATTGCTGCAAGAATAGCTTCTCTTCTGCCCGCATCAGTTCCTAAATTTCCCATCTCCGCATTGTAAGCTGCAAGTTCTTTTTCATAAGCTCTCATTGCTGCTTCTGCTTCAAAGGCCATTGCATCAGCGGTCCCTTGAATAAATGGTACGGATGCTGCTTTAAGTGTTTCCATATTCATTTTAGGATTTTGTAAAGTTGATGCTGCATTACCTAAAAAATCTGCACCTTTAGCTAAAGATCTTAAACCTATGTTTCTACCTTTATCTAATAAACTTAAAAGTGTTTGCTTGACCTGGTAAAGTAGTATCACTAAGTATTCCACTTCTTAAAGTATTGGCTGCATCGCCCGCAGTTAGAGCACCGGTAGTACCGGCTAGTGCAGCTGACAATAAATTAATATTATCGTCCGCGCCTTCTTGTGCTAGTTGAGATGCTATATTAGGCATAACCCCTGTAATTAAACCTCTTTTTAATAGACCAGCTAAGCCTGNACCACCCAAACTAGCAGGAGCTAAGAAAGGGACAGCTGCTGCCGCGTAAGGTAAGAAAGGTTTAAGTTCGTTAGGTATTACTTTATCTAATACTTTTCTGACTGGTTTGAATATCTTTTTAAATAATCCCATAGTTTTTCTTTAATATAGTTGTGAAAAGCAAGTTCGCAAAGCTTGGATTATGCGAGAATATAACAATTTACTAGAGTTTTTACGTCTAGTCAACGCTATTTAGTCTCTGCACCCATCGGTACATGAGCTACTTCTATTTGCACATCGCGTTTTATGTGGTCTTTTGTAGTACTTGTATTAGGATCGTTTATATCTGCGTCCGCTTCTTCGTTAGACATATATTCACGTCCTGTTTCTTTATGTGTTAAAGTTACTATTACCTTAGGTCTTATAACTGGTACTTTTCTACCATCAATTGTTGTTTCAGTAGTCTGTCCAGCTTCTTGTTCTACAAACGGCATTATTTATCCTCTCTGTTAATTTCTAATAAACTAATTGATACATCAGGTCCTGTTATATCTGATAACAATTTAAGTGTGTCTTGTTCTTCTAGTATAAGAACATTAGTTACAAATTCTTCTTTAGCGTTAGCAGCTAAGGTAGCATTTTGATCGTAGATAAAATCTGTACCACTTGCAAAATCTCCAATTGTTACAGTTACATCTGCAGCACCAGCTCCATTATTATAAACGTGAATAGATTTAATAATAGCTCTAGAGTTATCAGGCACAGTATAAGCGGTATTGACCGTAGCTGCTATTAAATCTGTATTTACTTTTCTATATATATTAGCCATTAAACCACGTAAACCTTTCTTGATCTTCTTTTAATTGAGATAGATAAGTAGAATTTAATTGTTCTACAATCAAACTAATAGATCGGTTAATTTGTCTTTGGTTATCTTCGGTGTATTCTCTTTTAGGTTCTGGTAATCTTACTACTATCTTTGTCATTATCTTCTTCCATCCGGTTGTATGTCTACTTGGAAAGTTCCAAATCTCCAACTTTGTCCAGCAGCAGTATTAGCTAATTTTAAATTAGCATATCTTCCTCTAGCTCTAGTATCTACTTTTTTTGTAGTAGGGGTTATTGTAAAAGGACTATAAGTAGAATTAACTTCAGGAGTTGCAGGGTAATCTGTAACTGCAACTGTTACTTCATTATTTCCAGTTAAGACTTTAAAGTTAGGTAAAAATCTTCTCATAGCTAGAAATACCTCACTTTGTTCTGGTTGTAAAGAGAAGCTAAAAGACTGAATATAAGATTCTAAAGTTGTTGTAGATCCATCAGGATTAATTTGATCTGTCCCCGATTCGTGAGCGTAGTATGTAGTTTGACCTAATCCCGATTCGCCAATAATGCTTGGAAAAGTTCCTGTTCCTGAACTATCATAAGCTGTGGCGTAAGGTTGAGGATAAATTAAAGTATCCATCCAAGTAGTTCTTTTAAAATTAGTATTGGTATTAGTATACCAAGTTCCAAGTGGTGGTTGTTTTGCTTCTCCATAATTATAGGCAACTGATCTATCATTATAGTTTGCGCCTGCGCTTGGATACCACCAAATAACTTCTGTAAATAAATTATTTAAACCTGCACACACTTGTTGACCTTTAGTTGTATCAACGTCATCAAAAACATAATCTTCAACACTACATGGTAATGAGTTAACTGTACCATCAAATGCAAAGAAACCGTTATTAGACATCCAGTATGCAACACCATCAATTTCAATAGCTGCATTTTTTCCAATCAATCCACAGTTAGTTCCTACTTGTTCAAAACCAAATGTAAAAGGTGCTCCAACAAATTTCATTGTGTATAATGCATTGTCTGTCCAGACTAAAATATTTTCTTTTGCAATCAACGCTCCCATAATCTTTGTACCATCTTGAAGTCTTTGAGTACCGGCAGAGTTAGTAGCTAAAGGAGTGTATTGGTTTATTTGTTCTGCATTAGAAAATCTAATAAACATATCATCTTGTGTTGTGGATGTACCAATAGTTGTTTCTGTTCCTAAATGAATTAAATGTCTAGTAGTGGGTGATACTAATGTTAATCTGGATGCTGTAGGATTTCCTGCAGCTTCATTAGCTTGCGCTCCTAAAGTATTTCCTGCCGTATAAGTTCCTAGTCCTGTCCAATAACTTGAATTTTGTAAAGTACTTGCTCCTGCAGATAAAGTCTGTCGTGATGCTCTTACAGTTAATCTTGCTGAAGCAGATGCGTCCCATGTATAAGTTTTGCCATTAGCAATTGTTGCAACTAAAACATCTCCCCAATTACTTAAAGACCATAGTCCTGGTTCTAATTGAACACTAGAAGCTTCTACTGCTGATCCCCATCCTGCATAATCAGTTGCATCTGTAACTGTGGTTCCATCACTGTGTATGGCAGTTGAAGTACCATTAGTTGCTCTCGTAATTCCATCTAATTCATTTCCTACTACACTTGTGTAAGTTATTAATTCATCTTCNATNGCAACNGTTCCNCCACCTGTTGGAAAACCTGTCGTAGAAATTAAACGAATTTGACTTGGTGATCCATTATTACCATTTGCGTCTGCAGCTAATGCACCATCTAACGCAGATTGTTGAGCACCGGCAACTGTTCCACCATAATTACCTACACCAAAACCATATCCATAAGATTGTTCTGAAGGACCAATATGAACATAAGGCTGTACCGTCATAGTTCCTCCACTTCCCACAACTGAACTAGCTTGATTTAAAGAATCAATTGTAAATGTAGTACTGGAAGGAATAGTTAAAACTTGAAAAAGTTTATCTTCAAAATCACTAGCTGATAATCCTGTTCCTCCTGGAAGAGTAACTGAATCTAACATTATAATATCACCTTCTTTTAAACTATGCGCACCCGATGTTGTGATAGTACAAGTTTTAACAGTAGTACTGTCTGTTGCTAAAGTAGCCCCTGTAAAAGTAACTGGAGCACCAGCATTATTATCTACCCACGGAGTAATGTCATAAAGTTGTCCTTCAAAATATATAAGTAAAAATTTATCTGTACCAATAGCTACATATCTATTTCCTTCTTTATCAACAAAAGCATATTGTCCTCTTGCTACACCTACAATTGTATCTGTAATTAAAGAAGACCATCCCCCTATTTTTTCTGGTAAACCATATCTGAATCTCGCTAAGTCTGAGTCAACCCAACGTCCTACCGCACCCACACTTGTGTCTTGTTTGTCTATTCCAGGAGCAAACTTAATTTCCGTAAGCAATTAAACCTCCTATTGATTGTTGGATACTTTTTGCCAACCTTTATCAGCATTTGTATACATCAATGTAACTGATTGATTATTTTGATCTAATGCAATAGCTGATCCGCCACCACCACCTTGAATTTTTTCGGTTCCATTAGGAGCTACAGTACAATTAAAAGAAGCAAAACCTCCAGAAGTAGAAGCATCCATTATTGTAATACTTTCACCAGCAACACCTGCAGGTAAGGTAACGGCTATAGTTCCTCCACCTCCATTTGCTGTTTCTCCAAAAATTACATCACCATTAACTGCTACGTAAGGTGTATTAGTTCCTGTTTGAACAGTTACATGTCCTTTTTGTAAAATTCCTGCCAGGGTCATTGAGTTTGCAGTTGTACCATCTGTATAAAACATACATGTAGAACCGACAGGCATATATTTAATTCCCGTTCCCGTTCCACCTACATTTTGTACACCAATAGTATAATTGTTAGATGATCTAGTTGTACTATCTTTAACTATAAAAATTCTTTCTGCCCCTGTTGGCATAGTAATAACTCTGTTAGCGGCCAACGTGCCAGTAACTTCTATCATTAAATTTTTACCAGTAGCTGTACTATCACCTAAAGAAGAACCATTGTCTAAATTTAATGTTAAATCTCCTGCGGCTATACTAACTGTATAATAGCCTGTTGATGATAATTCTAAAATTTTTAAATTGTCGTTTGTAATTGTTCCCCATAAACCAGCTTTTTCACCAGTTGTTATAAGTTCTAATTGTAAATCTCCTGAATAAGTTGATGCCATATTATGGTGTTCCTCCGTAAGGTTTTATTTCTTTCCAAACATTAGTAGGGCCTGGAATAATTGGGTTCCACACAATAACTCCTGCTTCTGTAGTAGTTAAAGTTAATGATGTTGAAGTTGCACTTACAACTGCTCCACCAGTTAGCTGTAGCACTATTACTTCCTAAAGTCAAAAGCATTGTTGGAAATGTTAACGACTGCAGAACCACTAGCTGTTGCTAGTGTTGATGTCATTACAAGTGGTGTCGCCGTTGCTGAGACAGTCACATTGGTTTTAACACTGGCTAAAGTACTACCTAAACTAAGAGCATTGGCGCCAGCGTTTTCGATAACGGTATGGACTTCCATACTAAAGTTACCAATCGCCAAAGTCATTGGCGTAGCTGTAGCTGCAATCTCTGCTCTAGTTCCCTGTGTAGTAGAGATAGGTAATTCCGAAAATGCGTCTGCTCCAAATAACATATATAATCCTTAGAAGGAGACAGGGGGTATGTGGTGGTGCCCTGCCTCCATCAAAGAATTATATCATCGTTTAAACCAAGA